AGTTAGTGGAAGAATTCATTACTGGCTTGAAAACTTTGTGTGAAGAAACTTACATTGAATTGCCTCAGGAAAAAGTTGATGTTGTCGCCGAAATGGTAACTCGCATTAACAAGCTTGAAACCAAGCTTAACGAACAAATTGAAACTAACGTCCAGCTAAAGAATGCCGTAAAGAATCACGAACGTTCGGACGTATTCGAGAAAGTAACAAAGGGAATGGTAAGTACCAAGGTTGAAAAACTAAGAAGCTTATCAGAGAGTGTGGAATATAAGAATGCGAAACAATTTGAAACCGCGCTTGCCACTTTGAAGGAAAGTGTAGACAGTTCTACACAGAAACCTGCTGCGGCAAAGAAAACTTTGTCAGAGCAAACATTAGAGCAAAGTCCAGAACCTGAGTTATCTGGTAACATGATGAGTACTCTAAAAGGTACACTTGCTCGAATGGCTAAAAGTTAAGGAATGATAAATAACTCCAGAAGAGTTAATTTTTTATCCGTTTAGAGAATTCAAGGAGAATCAATAAATGATTACCACTGATAAGTTAGTAGACAAGTGGGCAGAGGTTCTTGATGACGAGAATTTTGGTAAACTTACCAATCGCCACAAACGCCGCGTAGTTGCTACGGTTATGGAGAATCAGCAAGTAGAGTTTGAAAAGACTCGCCAAATATTGTCGGAATCTGCACCAACACTTAGTACAGGTGCTGGAATTGCAAACTTTGACCCGATTTTGATTTCATTGGTCCGTAGAGCAATGCCAAACTTGATCGCATACGATGTATGCGGTGTTCAGCCAATGGTTGGACCGACTGGCTTGATCTTCGCTATGAAGTCACGTTATCAAAGCAAACAGGGTACAGAAGCATTGTTCAATGAAGCGAATACCGCCTTCTCTGGACAAGATCCTAATGGTCCTTACGGGGCAAATTGGGGTGGAGCAACTGGAACGCCCGTTCAGACATTCTCAGGAGCAACAGCACATGCTGGTACTGATCCTGTAGCTGCCGGATTCCCTCCAACAGCATCTGGATATACAACCGGTCGTCCTATGACAACTGCTCAGGCAGAAGCATTGGGTGATGGAGTTGGAGCAGACTTCAACCAGATGGCATTCAGCATCGATAAGATTTCTGTGGAAGCCAAGACCCGCGCATTGAAAGCTGAGTATTCAGTGGAAGTTGCACAGGACTTGAAAGCTATCCATGGTCTTGACGCTGAGACTGAGTTGGCAAACATTCTATCTGCCGAAATCTTAACTGAAATCAACCGCGAAATCATCCGTACAATCTATTACATCGCCGTTCCTGGTGCAGCACAGACCTCAAATGCTGGTGTGTTCGATTTGGACGTTGACGCAAACGGTCGTTGGTCAGTTGAAAAGTTCAAGGGATTAATGTTCCAGGTTGAACGCGAAGCCAATGCAATCGCAAAGGCGACACGTAGAGGCCGTGGGAATGTTATCATCTGTTCTTCAGACGTAGCAAGCGCATTGGTAATGGCTGGTAAGTTGGATTATACTCCTGCCATCCAATCAGACTTAACTGTTGACGATACAGGTAACACCTTCGCTGGCGTATTAAATGGACGCTTCCGCGTATACATCGATCCTTACTTCGGTAACGGCGGTGTTAATGAGGAATTCTTGCTTGTTGGTTACAAAGGTGCCAATGCTTATGACGCAGGTTTGTTCTACTGTCCATACGTTCCGCTACAGTTGTTCCGCGCACAAGATCCACACAGCTTCCAGCCTAAGATTGCGTTTAAGACACGTTATGCCGTGGCACCAAACCCATTCTGGTCAGATGCGAATGCCAACTTACAAGCAAACAGTTCCGCTTATTATAGAATGATAAAAGTCATCAATTTGCTCTAGTAAGTAATTGAAAACAAAGTATTTAGAGTTAAAATAAACTTCGAGGAACCTTCGGGTTCCTCTTTTTTTGTAGTATAAGTATTTACTATGATCCAGAAACTGAACAACCATTTTATGTTGGTAAAGGTTCTGGTGATCGTGACACCAAAGGCTATAAAGCCAGGAAACTTTCCGATCAATAAATACCTATA